CATAAAGCACGGTGTCAGGGTTCATCAGTCCTAGCCTGTGACCTGAGTGCCAGTCTGAGGCTACGACGAGGATCTTTCGGTTTGAATTTGTCATGTAATCCTTATCGGTGGAGAGTTGTTATTTCAATTTCCTATTAAGAATTTTCCGTCATCGGTAATGCCGCCAATCAAATCAAGTGGTAAATATTTCTCGCCTGTCCAATCCAAAGGGGGTACTGGCTGTCTATCTGCTGAATAATACGGATAAAAGATGAGAGCAGGTTTCTGTTTCCAATTAGCATCCCTCATCTGGTCAATGCTGTTATGATAAATGCCGCCATAAAAAGGTGTGGCCAAAAAAGTTACATTCATGGGGAACTGATACAGGTTTTCATTATTCTCAAAATCTTTGATAGGACGGATCTCAATCGCAATCCTACTCAGGATCGGGCCATAACTGTGACTTGGATTATTAGCCGCCAGCAAACAGCCCATAAAGCGGATGTGGTCGGTATAACCCAATCGCAAGCTCGTCACCTTTGCCACCTCTTCCGAAACATTACTCCGCATGAATGTCGACTGTACAAAGCTCAACTCATTCACGTTGTAACTGCCCTCAGGGGCAATGTCCAACCCGCTGGCATAGTCACCGCTTGGGTTCGCCATCACTACGTGCTCCCATAGCTGGTCTACCTGGGCATGCCCGCCCCGCTTGTCACGGCTGTTCAATATCCGCACGGCATAACCCTGATTATCAGCATCCATCCCAACCCATTGATAGCCAACAACATTTTCAACAAACAGGTGAAAAGCAAAATCCGCTTCAATCAGCGTGGATGCAAGCCCGTTGCCGTCAAGCGCAAGGTTGCGGATTGAACACCCCTCAGCTCCGTTGATACTCAGTATCGTACCGCCTGGCTCCCCAACCCACCTGAGAATAGTGGCACCAGCAGGGGGATTATCAATGTGATAGTAACCCGTAGACCCCGGGCCGTCCCCTTCAAGCGTAACGCCTGATATACTCGAAACGTTATCCGAGGTCATGTCTCCAATCACAATCGTTTCATTGATCTCATATACACCAACGGGCAAAGAGACAGTCCCGCCACTTTCACTAAGAACATCAATTGACTGCTGAATATACTCAGTATCGCTAGGGGGATCAGGTCGAGGGGGATCAGGATTTTGAGGTTGTTCTGGTCCATAGTCAACCCAAATAGCTGGGATGTAATAATCATATACTTCGATGGTTTCAACCAGCGTTTTTGTATGAATTGAAGGTTTAGAGGTTATAAAGGTTGATAAAACCAGCAATATTGATAATATTAATTTTCTCAAAAACCTCAATAGTTTTCTCCTATTTTAGATTTCTAAATGTTTTAAAAAATCAACAAATCCTAAAATTAAAAGATTGATCATGGTTGCTACGATATAGCCCGATAAGAAATATACAAGCCACATAACAATTGTTATTTATCCAGCATTTTATTTATCCAGTACAATGTCTGAAAACACTCGATTGCGTAATGCCACAATCATCTTTGCCATTGCAACCAACACGGTCTTTGCAGATGCCAAATCTTTCACATTATTTTCAATATAAGAAACCGTCTCTGCCATATTCCATTTAGCCCAATTCGGGATGTTTCGAGCAAGTTCTTTGGCTTCCTGTTCCAAAGCATATTGGTCTTGATCTTTGATGATCTGATCGGTGACAATTGGTTTTTCACCCTTTTGAGTGATAGTTGTTCTCAGTATCATGTAGCCATCATCATCCCATAGGAATTCACGTTTGATGTGGCGATATTTACCATCGTCTATTTTTTCGACTTCGTATGTTTCTTTCATGCTTTTGTCTTAATCCAATTTCTTTTATCGACTTAAGTGACCAATAGCTAACCAATGTAAACGAATATCAGTATCATCTGATAGCTCAGCATATGCACTTCCAGATGTTGTAAGTTTTCTAACAGAAAAAGTAAACCCTGTTGTGGAACAATCTACTAAATAATACACAAAAGTAACACCAGAACTTGCAATTCCTCTCTCAGCTGAAAGAAAAATTAATGGTATTGCACTAAAAGCATCTGGAAATGTGACACTACCATAGAGTGAAGAATTGCCTGCAATAGACCCAACTTGAATTTCTGGATAGATGCTTAAATCTTCTCTATCTGTTGTTCCACTTGTATTCCAAGATGTTGAACTGCCGCCCTGTCGATTTTTTAATATTGGGATACGATAGCCAGCATGATTCGAGCTAACAGCTTTATCATCAATTTTTGTAGATGTAACCGCATCAGTTGCCAGCTTATCGCTATTGATCTGACCATTAGCTATGTGAGCAGTATCAATACTCCCATTTACATAATGTTCACTATCAATTGAATCATCCGCAATCTTTGAACCATCCACTGCATCGGCACCTATTTTTGTATTAGTTACAATACCCGTTGATAACTGAGATGCTTCAAATAAAACAATGTCATCCATCCGGATTTTCTTGGTGATGTCCGCCTCAGACGCTTCTGACACATCATTCACAATCAAGATATCATCGGCGGCGGGTGCCGTCAAAGCTACTAATTCTGAAATCTTTACTACTGCCATATTGTCTCCTAACTAATCTTTCCTAAGGACTGTCCACATACTCAGTGCCTACTAACCTGGCTTTTGTAAGGAAACCGCCCGTTAAGTCGTATTCCATTCTTTCAACAACTGTTAAAAGTTGTTTGCTATAAAATGAACCAATAATGATGCAATCGCCAGTCTTATAGGCATTTGAAAACAATGTTGAAATTTGTTTATATCGCTGTCGGTAATAATCACTGATCATGTCCAGAACATCTTCAACAATGGCTGATGAAACCATCGTTGCGTTATCGACCAGCTTATCATTCTTCGTGACATATTCATCAAGCCCGCTCTCTTCGTAAATATGAGATTGCTTATTATCAATCCAGGGATAACCCGTTATTGACACTTCCCCTTCGGATAACACATGCAAATAAATAGAGTTTGAACCATATTCAAAAGTTCCGGCAATTACAATCTCAACATCTTCAGAGGTGTCTTCAGTTGTTATATAATCCCCGTCTTCAGTCGTGATATAGGTCGGGTCATATCCAACACCTGTTGCTTCAATATCATAATAAGGCTCATTGAAAACGATCTTATAATCCCCGACAGCTAAAGTATCTTCAAATATTGTCTCTGAGGTGGCACCTGCTGTGTAATCGTGGCTGTAAAGCTCCACACTGGTTACAAGCGGCAATAGCTCAACGGTTTGTTTGTCTGTCTTTCCACTGTCTGAGATGGTGCCATCTGGTGAAGGGCTGTTGATTGGTAAAACCGTCGGCACGATTTGCAACTCATCATCATCAGCATTGACGACCATCGCCTGTGCCGCAATACAAATTTGTTGCAAGGCCTCTCGGCATGTCCCGGGCCCAATCCAGCCTGTAAACGTATCACTACTGATGCCAGCATCGATTGAATAAGGGATATCGACCGGGTGTAAAATAGCATAGATAATATCTGATAAAGATGTTGCCGAATCCCAAAAATAGCCGTCGAACTGAGTAGCATCTGCGACGCCAACCAGGTCAAAAGCCGTAAATTTAATAATATTTTCTCGGACGTTTTCCCATTCGTCTAAGTAAAATTTCCCTAGATATCGATCTGATCCATCTTCATATTCATATACATCAATGGGTTGCCTTTTTGAAAGTTGATCGTAATAAGTTCCATCATCGAACATTGAAAAATCACTGCCGCTATCGTAAAATGTGAACTCCAATGTTCCAATTGGAATCTCAGCGCTAATAGGATTTATTTCCCGCACGATCTTGGCGTCAATAATATCCTCATGGTCAAACCACACCTCCGTGGAGTGCCCCGCCCCTAATAGCATTTTAATTTTAGGATAGGTCAAACTCATAGAAATTTACCTTTACGAGGGCGATCTCGCCGGTTCAATAGCGATCATATTGACGGTCAAGCCCTTCATATATCGGGTTACGCCGTCAGTTTCAACCCGCACAAATTCATCTTTCACATTGGAGAAATAAGCGTCAAAGGTATGCTGCCCATCCTCATCAGGCAATATAACCGTATGCTCTTCAGTTGGGTCTGTCAGTGCATCCCACAGATCAGCGTAATCAGATACTGTAAGCGTGCGCCCAAATGTAATTTCATAATTGAAATACACACCAATCAATTCTGAGTGGAGAACACCATCCACTGTGCGCTCAGCGTATTTATAAAGAAATTCAGCCTTCCGCCTCATACTCAAAACCGGTACATTGAAAGTGCTACCATCTATGCTGATCCAGCTTATAGCCGTCATGATATACCTTTCACAAGACTGGTGCCCATGCGTTTGTCTTCCTTGTCAATGTAGGGCTTCAGTTCCCGCACCAATGCCCCCAGGGAGCCGGCAAAGTTGATCGTCACTTCCTGCCCGCCTTGCATCTCTTCCCGCACGATTTGGCGCATCAAGCCCTCGGGCGTTTCAATGTTGCGCCCGCTTCGCTGGTCACCTAACACCGCCAAGAATTGACTGTTTGGTGGGATGACAGCGCCTTGGGCAAGTTTAGGAATTTGGGGGGCTGTGATTGTAGAAAGATTGATTCCAAATGTCTTACCACCAATCTTAGGCACCCAGTCTGGGATACTCACGCTGATGCCGTTGAGGGCATTGATAATGCCATTCATGCCACTTACAACACCCTGGATCATGCTGTTTAGGAAATCAATAACAGAATTGATAACACCTTTAGCAAAATCAACAATTGAACCAAAAGCGGTCTCAAAAGCAGATGTAATATTTTCCCACGCATCTTCAAACGCTTTCTGGATGGGATCAACAATATTTGTACTGATCCAATCTGTGACTGTCTCCCAAACGCTTTTAATATCTTCCCACGCTTCAGATGCCCACTCACTGATGTCACTCCAGACTTCTTCTGCCCAGTCTGAAATTGGTGACCATACATTCGTATCAAACCAATCCGATACAATTTTCCAAACACCTTTAATGCCATCCCAAGCATCAGAAAAGAACGAAAGAATATCCTCTCCAAGCTCATCAGCAAAATCTGTTAAAGGATTCCAAACATTAGTTATAAACCAATCTGATACTGTTTTCCAAATTGCTTTAATACCACTCCAAGAACCTGTTGTTATCAATTCAACAATAGCATCCCAGATGGCTTTTGCCGCATCTTTAATTGGTTGCCAAACATTAGTTTTGAACCAATTGGAAACAGTATTCCATACCCCTTTTATGAACTTCCAAGCATTTGTAAAAAACTCTCCTATTAAGTTAAGAGTGTTCGCTGCCCATGTAGTCAGAGGTTGCCAAATTTTTTGAATAAACCAAGTGCTTACAACTCCCCATATCCTCTTGATCCACTCCCAAGCATCGGTAAAAAATTGACCAATTGAATTGAGCGTATTCGCTGCCCAGGTTGTTATTGCCTCCCATGCCTCTATTGCTTTTTGTTTCAAGACAGGCCATGCGGCAGCTAATGCAGCCACAACAAAAATAATCATCAGGATTGCCACAATAATTGCAGCCGTAGGTGAAAGAATAACAAGTAATGCAAGCGCTACCAATCCTAATATGGCAACCAGTTTTCTAAATGCTTCCTGATTATTGTTAATCCAATCAGTCAATAAAATTATTTTCTCAGTAAGCCATTCAATGCCCAGTATTGCCAAATCCCGTAAGAATTGTAAAATTCCAGAGTCAGCCAAGGCACCAAATACAGGTGCTAAAGCATTCCAAATCGCTTCCCCCAATCCCTTGACCGCATCCCATAACCTTACAAGCGACTCCCAAAGCGGCTTGAAAAAGTCTTTGATATTTTGCACAAAATCAAGAATCTTCTGGCTGATCGGCTCCATCGTGAACCCATCACCTTCAGGCCCGCCAACAGTAGGCCCGCCGGTATCGGCTGGTTCATCCTGCTCCATCTGCAAAACGTCAATCTCGTCAAAGCCCGCCAATGCTCCCTTAGCGGCTTCTTCAGTGCGCTCCGTTTCATCTGCCAAATCACTGACGTTACTGGTCACATCTGAGGAAACATCAAGCGTGGCCCGCATCACTTCAGTTTGCCCCATCAGCGCCGCTAATACTGAGCCTATCAGATTAAATATGACCGTGAGCCATTGGGCAACCCTCTGAAGCAAGGGAAGCGCAACCTGTAACAAAGGCATGAAGGCATTCCGAACCGATAATTTCAGCGCTTCAAAATCCTCTTTCAAGCCTTGCGTTCTTGCCCCCATGTTGATCACTCGATTGACCGCCCTTGAAATGCTCTTGATCAATCGTGTAACAGCAAAAATAACCAAACTAATAACGCCGGCTGCCATTGTAAATCCACTGATCAAGCCCAACGCAGCATCGGCCATCTTAGCGCCCAGGCTCTTCACCTGCGTTCCGAGATTCTTGATCCCCTTGTTGAATCCCTTTTCATCAATTTTAGTGGAGATCCGTATAGATCCATCATACCCACGCATTATTGCTCAATTCTCCATGTTTTGAAATTTACAATTGACCAAATGACTTGCTGATCAACACCAAACTCACTAGCAAGCTTTCTTTGACTTACCTTCCTCGGAATATAGCGATTTCTAATTTCCTTAACTTGTTCCCAAGTCAATTTACTCTTATGGTTATTTTCACCCCTACGTGCACTGGCACGCATTTTCGCTTTAGTTTCATCAGATGCCTTTCGCCCAGTTTGTATCTCTGAGATTTTGGCGCGAGTTTCCTCTGACACAATTTTTCCTTTATGAAGTGCACTTACTCTTGCTCTTGCCTCAACTGTTCGCATGCGTTTAGCATTGATGGGGTTCGGCTTTCCTTTTCTTGCTTTTCTAAAATTCTTTCTTTGTTCGATAGACCATTTACTGCCTAATGGACTTCTGGCGTATGGGAACATATTGTAAGAAGGATTTATGGTATCAATATAATGCTGTTCTCTTTCAATCAGCTGTGATTTCTTACATCTCTCAATAATATTAAATTCGAAACAATCAGATCCGTATTTATTCCATGCACGCTGTAAATATCTCGAATGATGTTTATTTTTTCTTAAATCACTCTTGTGTCCCCTCCATCTATTCTTAATGCTTACTGATGAGCCAATATATGTATGCCCATTTATCGTGTTTACAATTTCATAAACACCGCTAATTTTTGCCATATATCCTCTCATAACCGCGCATTTTGTCTCGCTTCTTTTTTACGTTTCCTGGCTTCTTCTACCAATCGCACAAATTCCCGATCCTGTTCTTTTTCTTCGATGCTGCGGTCATCAATGTCCGGTAC